GGAAGGCAACTAAGCGAACAGGAATATCAATGCTTCATAGAACGAGCAGTAGATAAGAATAAGTTTGAAGATATAGGGTTTAATCTAGGCATATCAGAATCTGCTGCTAAAACCTATTATCAACGAGCCATAAAGAAGTTAGAAGCCGAAGCAACAAGGGTAACTTTACGACTAAAAAGAAAATAATATAAAACCCTTGACTTTTATTTTAATAACCCTTATAATTAAGTGTTAATTAAACTAAAGGAGAATACAATGAACTATAAACTTAAAAACAACGATTTAGATTTTTTAAGAAATCTAATTAGAAATAGCAGTAATATTTGGGACGATGCACGATATATGTATTTTGGTGATGGTCATTTTGCTTTATCAACTGATTACTATGGAGATACTATTAAAAAAGGTTTTGATTCTTCACCAGCATTAGTTACTTCGGTTTGGAATCATGTCGATGGTAATGTTTATTCAACTGCTGATGATGCAATTTGGAACACTACTAGTAATAGCTATGCAAGAGCAGATTACAAAATCCTAATGAACTTAAAAAGAAAAAAAGTTCTAAGCAATGTTCACATGGACGATGGGAATTTTCATATCACTCTTGATTTAGACTATCTTCCAGTAATTATGGCTGATGGATTTGCAGATTCAAAAACTGATAATTACCCAAGAGTAATTGTTAAAGATATTTTTGCAAACCCTGATGTATGATAATATCAGTTAGACAAATTAGCCCCTGAAATATGGGGCTTTTTTGTATCAAAAATTATTTATCAAAAACCCTTGACATTGGTAATAGAACCCTATATATTAAAGTGTTAATTAAATAAAGGAGATTAAAATGAAATTAAAAGACATAATGAAAGCAGTAACAGATATTGATAGTACACTAGGAGTTTTAGATGATATGGACATGGACTGGAGAAAATGGAAACAATCTAAACCTACAACTATTCATGCTATTGCTGATGATAAGATAGCACAAATTGATAACATGCAAAGAAAAATACATGATGCTTTAGATATTATAAAACAACTTGATATATAATTACTACCTCTAATATCAGTTAGACAAATCAGCCCTTTAACTAGGGCTTTTTTGTATCTAAAATTATTTTCCTAAAACTCTTGACATTAACAGTAGAAACTATTATTATATAGTGTTAATTAAAATAAAGGAGAATAAAATGAACTTAACATATAGACAACTTTTAAGACTTACAAGACTGGCACAAAGAACAGAACACGAATCAGAAGGATTTTCAAGAGATTACTGGAACTCACAATCCAATAGAACTGAACTTGTTGATGTGTTGGAAGAATTACATCATCAATTAAGAAATACTAATGAAGATTCTTTGAATGTTAGTGTTGCAAGTAGAACAAGAACATTACAAGATGAAGGTAGAGAAGAACAGCATTTACTTGGATAATTCTTTTCCTTATAAAACAAATCAGCCCTCTTTTGAGGGCTTTTTTGTAGTCTTAAATAAAATAAATTCTTCAACAATATCAACAGATATAGCCATTTAAAGCCTTAGAATAGGGTTTCTTGTAGTCTTTTTGCCCCTATAGGTAGAAGGGTAACACCTTCCATTTCGTTTATTAACGAACATAACCTTCAAATAGTGGGGTGATTAGTTTGGCTGCAGCTAAAACAAAAAAGAAACTCCCTGTAAAACAGGGGAAGAGCAGGGAAGTAGGTTATAAGAAACCACCTGTAGGAAAGCGATTTAAGAAAGGCACTTCAGGTAATCCTAAAGGACGACCTAAATCAGGCTTTGCCTTAAACGAATATATCACCGACTTGGCTAATGTAGAAATTAAAAATAAGAAAACTATGTTAGAAGCAGTAGTAGCGAAGGTATATAAAGAAGCATTAAATGGTAATATGACTGCTGTTAATTTCTTGGCAGATAGAATCTTAGGTAAACCGAATCAATCTATAGGAATTAAAGATACAACAGATGAACCAATAAAGGTATTTGATATAGATGGATTGGAAGATTGATGACCAAAGGAAAGAAATCCTCAATGATAAAACAAGATATAAGATTTTATCATGTGGTAGAAGATTTGGTAAATCGTTTTTTAGTGTCTTATTTTTACTTAATAAACCTTTGCAACCTAATGAGAGAAGATGGATTGTCTTTCCTACATACAGACAAGCTAAGATGGTATCTTGGAATCTTCTCAAAGGAATATTTGCGAGTAAACAAGCAACTATTAATGAAACTGAACTATCTATTACACTTGACAATGGTGCAAAGATTGAACTTAAAGGGGCAGATAAACCCGACTCACTTCGAGGGGTATCTACAACGATGGTAGTAATGGACGAATATGCTTTCATGAAAGAGAATGTTTGGGGAGAGATTATACAACCTACACTAGCAGAATCAAAAGGTGAAGCATTGTTTGTAGGCACTCCTAGTGGATTAAACCACTTCTACGATTTGTTTGTTAAAGGACAATCAGATAATGGAGATTATAAGAGTTGGCAGTTTACCACATTAGAAGGTGGCTTTATTTCTGAAGATGAAATAGAGAATGCCAAAAAGAATTTAGATAAGCGAACATTCCAACAAGAGTATGAAGCATCATTCTTAACTGCAGCGAATAGATGTGCTTATAACTTTAGTAGAGATATTCATTGTAGAGTAATGGAAAAGAGTCCAAGAATGTTTTGGGGAATTGACTTTGGGGTTGCATCATACATGACTGCAATCCTAATGTGCGAGAATACAGCAGGGGAAGTCTATGTATTTGATGAGATTGGGTTACAGAATAGCAATACTTTTGAATTGGCTAAACTTATGCAGCTTAAAGGTAGGGGCTTACCAGTATATCCTGACCCAGCAGGTAAGGCAAGAACTTCTAATAGCACAAAGTCAGACCATAAGATATTGCAAGAAGCAGGGTTTACTGTGATAGCTAAGAAAGCTAATCCTACACAGAAGGACAGAATGAATGCTTTGAATAGAATGTTAGAAGATGCTACTGGGAAACATAAACTATTTATTAATCCTAAATGCACTAAGACTATAAGAGATTTAGAACTATGCACACTAGAGAATGGACAGATGTTAAAGACTGAAACCTTATCTCACTTTTTAGATGGATTAATGTATCCTATTGAATACCGATATGGATTCAAGGGACAAGCAAAGGCAATACAATGGTAATGTTTTTATTGGGATTATGTGTAGGAATTATTTTAAGCATGACAGGTGCTATGATGTGGGGACATCGATTAAGTATAAAAGAGGACGAATTAAATCAACAACTAATCAAGGACTTCCAAGATAAGTATATGGAAACCGAAGAACAGAAATTTTATAAAAGGTACGAAACATGATAATTTATAATTTAACAGAACAGATGCTACATAAGCTATTGATGGAAACAATAGAAGAAGGTTACGATAATCAGATGGAAGAAAGAGAACGATTATTGGACTACTATGAAGGGGTAAACTTAGAACATGATTTAAAACAATACTTCGATAGTGAATCCTTATCTGCTATTCCACCAATGTATATTAACCTTGTAAGAAACATTATAAGTCGTAGAGCATTGGTATATCAACAACAACCAGTACGATTCAATGATAAGTATAACGATGTCATAGGGGACTTTGATTCGTTCATGAAACAATTTGAGCAACTGACTTATCTCTTAGGAACAGAAGCACTCTATACTCATTGGGACGAATCTCAAAAGAAACTAAAGTATAGACCAATCCATTTCTTTGTGCCATTCTTTAAACCAAATGAAGATGAACCATTTGCTATTATGTATCAGGCAGAAAGCCAACTACAAGCAAGGTCAGAAGATGCACAGTATATGTTTTGGAGTAAAGACACAGAAGATATGGAAGGGAAACACTTTATGATTAGCAGTAGAGGTAAGATTACTTCTATTGTAGATGGAGATAGAAACCCTTATGGTGATGTAATACCTTTTACTATTGGACATAGACATCTATACACTAGAGATTTCTTTAGAGAAGGTGCATCAGACTTAGTAGATGGTATGAGAAGTATTAACATTATGCTTACCGAACTAGCTTTGCATGGCAGATTCCAATTAGGACAACCAGTATTTACTGGATTAGATACCGAACAACGAATCACTATGGGGCAAGATAAGGCATTAGTATTACCTGAAGGGGGTAACTTTAGTTATGCAACACCGAATGCCAATGTCCAAGCTATGATTGATTCTACGAAGTATATGGTAGATAGTATTGCACAAGCAAACAATGTCAGAATCAACTGGACAAACAAGGGACAAGAGTCAGGGCTATCTAAGAAGATGAGTGAGATTGACTTACAAGATGCCCTAAGAAGTGATATAGAACAAATCTATAGACCTTTTGAGAAACAACAATTTAGAATTGCACAACGAATCTGTGAAGTATCAGGTGGGATTCAGTTAGGTGACCAGTTTAGTATAGACTTTACTGAA